AATGGTAGACCAAGAAGTTCTGGTCCTATAATAATCATCATCAGTCCCGTCACTCTCAATAGGTCTTTTGATGTCTACTAAAACATTGCAGAGGTACAGAACAACCCTGTACCTGAAAACCTCGTTTTCGAACCTGTCTGGAGATTTGTTCATGACAAGGTACATTGCAGAATTGTCATTGAACTTTACCACATCTCCATTATCTACCCTTGTCTGATATGAAACGGTCCCTTCCAGAAAGAACTCTCTGATAAATGGCTTAGTTACCTGAGCATTCGGGTCATATAGGATAGATTCACCAGTAATATTCCCACTGCTCCTGAGTATAGTAATGGCAGTACCAACCTCACTAAGAATGTCAGCGAAGTCAACACCGAAGCTCATCAGTCATTTTCCTTAGGACCGAACTCCACTAACTGATCATCAAGGTAAGTAATATCCTCACCTGTATGATCATAGGCAAACCCAGCATCGACTTTAGTACCAAAAAGATGGAAAATATCGACATTGCTAAAAATGTCAGGACGGCTCTCGACCTCGGCTAAAAACTCCTTGTCCCAGTCAGTTAACAACTGCCGATAATTCTGGAATCGGTGCTGGAGGTTCGCCTCCTCAAACTTAAATTTATGTGCGCTTTCAGTCAAGAGAAATTCGATAAGATGACGTTTGGAGCGTTTCCGCAACCAAACAAGCTGGTAGGTGCTTGTATTTGGCAAGCTAAACCCAAGCTCATCTTTCGCATTGGCTATGGCATTAGTGAAATCCTCAGGCTCAAGTTTACTTAAAAGCCCCTTCACTTCTTGCCTCAGCCTAACTATTAATTCCCCTTCAGTCATTTACGCTTCCTCTTACCTATTTGACTTCTCGCGGCAGATGCTTTTCTCTTGGCGGCAGGCTTCACCACCTTTTCGGAACCTTTCTCTTGCTTGGGAGGCTCAGGCTCAATTTTAACCTGAGCAGGTTCCTTATTTTCAAACATCTCGTCTAATTTCTCATCCAATGATTTTTCATCCATTTCATTGTCTGAGATTACGGCGGTAAGATTGGTTGGACTATCTTCAACAAGCTTCGGTGCTGGAGTGAAAGAAGATACCTCCAGCACCTCCACTGATCCCCTATTCATTCTTAGTTCAGAGAGGATTTCATAAGGTATGGGGGAGGTTATTACCTCCCCAACCTTGTATTCACGATCTCCTCTAAGACTTTTTGTGATTCTAACTTTTTCGATTCCCATCACACGTTCTCCCTAACCGCTATGATTAAGCAGTTGTGGTAGTAGTCGTAGAAGTTGTGGTAGTAGTAGTTGCGGCCTCAGCAGATGTCTGGCGTACATCAAGGACATACACAGCATCCGGCTGGAGCAGAACGGGAAGACCTTTGTCCTGGACACGAATATAAGTGCCCTCAGGATCCCACTCATCTTTTTTGTCCGTATACAGCCCATAATGACGACCAAGCCCGAAAGGCGCTTGGTAGTAACGAGCAATAGGTCGGTTCTCGACCTTGGAGGCAAACATGCAAACCTTGCCACTGGGCACGAAGTACCGTTGCATCGTTACGAAGTCTTCACCGGCGATATATGAATTGGTGAAAGGTGAGTCAATCTGGATCTTGTTGTTGAACTTGTCAACGCTTATGATGTAAGCTTCCTCATAAGTATCGGCGGTAGAACGGTCCCAGATTTTGAGAGTTTCATCCGGTGTAAAGTCGCTGGCATCGTCGACGGTCAGCCAGGTGGTAGAACCACCGGTGACGGAGGCAGTCAGTTCGCCTTTGACCTCATACATCTCATCATAAATGACAAGATTCGGAATATCCAGGAGTTGCTTGAGGACAGTGGGATTCACCAGGGCAAGCCAGTTGACACCGGAACTCGCCAGGTAGGAACCGTCACCGAAGGCATTTTTCTGGAGATACCCGCGGATGGTTCCGTCTTCACCCATGTAATCGAGGGTTTGGGAGTTCATGATCATATAGTCCATCTTGCCCCCGTTAGCCTCTGCGATTTTCCTTTTCGCGGTTTTTACATCCTTCATGATGTTGGCGCTACCACCGCTACCCCACATGTAACTCGACGTAAGAGCTACAATATGATCAGTGGGGATACCGTAGTCCAGCGTGAAGGAAACACCACCCTTCAGCTGGTAAGTAAGGGCACCTGCGAACATCATCTGGCAGAACATCCATTCTTTCCTGCGCTGGGAGCGATTCACGATATCGGACATGTTATCCGAAAGAATCTGAGCCGCTTCCATGTGATCAGCATCGGTACCAGGCCGGCGAAGGTTGTTCAGGAATTCCTCATCGAAATACCTTTTCTCTTTCCAGTAAGCGGCTTCCGCTTCGTGCTGTGCGATACCTTGCCCAGCAGACAGCGGCGCACGGGAGCCAGGCGGGACAAACGGAGTCATCCCACGACCGCCACGCTTGCTTTCCCACTTGACAGAACTGGATTTGGCATTCCGAGAGGGAAACAGATTCATCATGACAAGGTTCGGGTCCATTGTGAAGCTTGTCACAAAGTCCTGCAAAACCTTAAGTCTTAAAGTCGGAATATCAGAAGATCCTCTTCCACTCATTTCAAATCACCTCCTTCCTTATTAAGTAATCTTCAAGAACTGACCGATGCTGGAAGCAGAAAGATCAGTCTTCGATGCGGAATCGATGTTGGTCAGCATACCTTCATACAGCAGGCAGTTACTGACGATCATTGAAGCAAGAGCGCCTTTGGCGTTCTCGCCGGTGCCGGTATCGACGGATTTCTCCAGAATACCAACCGCATCAGAATAGTTATTGCCACTGGTGCCGGCTTCCACGAAAACATGGGCGAGCCTTGCGGTCGTAAAAGCGGTACCGCCGATAGCCGTGGTGAAAGTAATCTTGGCCATATGACCATACGTAGTACGATCAATGGCGGTGATGGCACCCAAGTTCTCTGCCGAGGTGACATTATCATTGATGATAAGATCATCACCGACTTTGAACTTGTAACTGTCATCCATGTTGACATAGACGAAAGAATCAGTGGTACCAGTGTTGGCTACCAGATACGCCCGCCCCGGATGATTTTCACTCGCCGACCCTGTAAAGGTGGTCGGGTTGTAGGGAACATGCTTGTCCTTGTTCCCTGTGGTTAATGCTGACAGATTGACAGCTAAAACTGTCCCTTTCTTCAGAAGACCATAACCGGCCATCAAAGTGATGGGGACAACCAAAGCCGCATTAGGATCACTATAATACAGAACCTTATAGTCATCCTGAACCCCTCTGATTACACCAGGAATATCCATTACAGATCACCTCCTTTACATGTTCTGATGTTGTTTAAGCTCGCTGAGAGCGGCCTCATTTTCTTGGTCTTCACCTTCGGAAGTAGTCTGATCTTCCTCGGTCCGAACAGAAGTTCCCAGACCATCAACAGTCTGCTTGGTAACTCCCATCTTCTCCCAGTCCTCAATCTCAGCCTCGACAGCGGCTTTGAAAGATTCCTCGTTGAGAGTACCATCTTCCTGAAGATGATCTTCATACTTCACATGTTTGCGTACCTTCTCGTGGAACTTCTCAGGCACATCACTTCCGGAAAGAGCAACCTCCCAGATCCTGCCGGCGTCCTTCTTGCTGTCCTGACAGATTCGGGCAATGTTACCCTTTTCCATTTCGGCGATCTTGTCGTTGGCGGCGGCGAGTTCCTTTGTAAGGTCCTCGTTCTTGGCCAGAAGATCAGATTCCACCTGGGCGAACTCATTTTGAGCTTCCGTCACTGCCTCATCCTGAGCCTGTTTCACGTAATTCGGGTACTTTGATTTGAACTCCTCATAGGTAAACTCTTTGTCACTCATTTCTTCACCTCCTTTCTCCTCGTCCAATTTAATTTTGCTTGAAGTGGTTGAAAAATAAAATTTGGGTTCACTATCCCCTCCAAAAACGTCAAACTCTTTGTAGATAGAGTCAGCGAAACCTACATCAACTCCCTCTTGACCGTAATATGTACCAGCTTCAGTACCTTTTACAGCGGAGACCTCCATTCCACGACCGTCAGCCACCCTACTTGTAAACATATCATAAAAGTTGTCCACATCCTTCTGAACATCCTCTTTGGCAGTTTTGGAGAGAGGTTTGAAAGGTGAAAAGTCGGCTTTCTTTTTCCCTGCTGTGATTTCCGTCACTTTGATACCGATATCCTCAAGCATCTTGCTCATATCCATATGCATTGCTATAACACCCACGCTACCGACGCCGGAAGTGTTCGTGATATGAATCTTGTCAGAAGCGGAGGCAATATTGTAAGCGGCAGAGTAAGCATAGGAATCCACGACTGTTTCGAGACTCTTTCCCTTCTTTCCTTCATAAATAAGATCGAAAAGATCGAATATGCCTGAAACAGTACCACCTGGAGAATTTACATGGAATATGATTTTGTCCACATCGGCTGAGGACATTGCAAGTTTGAACTGTTTGGAGATTTTTTCATAAGCTGTATAACCAAACCATTCAGTCAACCAGCTTTCCCTCTTTACAAGAGGACCCATCACAGGAATGACCGCTGTCCTGTTCACAACTTTCGGCGTGTAGTCCTTATTGTTTTTGGCTTCTACAGCCAGCTTGAATTGATTTACAGAAGACAAGGAATGAAAGACCTCTACTCGTTTGTGGAAATTAATGACGAAGGGCTCTATAAAATCTGGATGCATCATTATAGAACCTTTGCAGAAGTCTTCTAAAATATCCAACTTGGCAGAAGTTATGTCCATTTTC